GCGGTCGATTTCGTCCTGGGGCATCACGCGCCACCATCCAGGCTGACCCCCGCGGGCAGGCAACGCAGGCGCAGCACATCGGCGTGCTTGACGACCGGGTGCTCGACGTCGACTGCCGCGATGGCCGCGATGTCGCGCTCGACCACGTCGCGCTGGGCCAGCATCCACGGCGTCTGCCGCGCACGCAGCTCGATGCAGAGCGAGTCGAGGTGCACCTGAAACTGCCCGGCCGCGTTGTCGCGCAGCACCGGCCGGCCGCTGTCGTCCAGCATCGGCGCGCCCCAGTCGGCCTCGAACTCGCCGCCGCCGGTCAGCAGGTCAATCGCCCGGTTGTGCCGGTTGGCGGCCTCGCGCGCCTCGGCCTGCATGGACGGATGGGCCGAAGCCGTCTCCGCGTCGACGTCGACCCGCAAGAACTGCAGCGGGTGGGCTTGGTCGGAAATCTGGTAGCTCATGGCTCGGTCCTTTCGTTGGTCTGGTGAGTCTGCAATGGATCGCGCATTTCGGGGGGCAGTCCGACCCGATCACGCTCCCGGATGTACGCCTGGTGGCAGTGGCCGGACGCTGGCGGGTCGATGCGCTGCCACAGGAACAGCAGGTCGATCAGAGGGCGCCAGATGCGGCCCATGAGCCTGCCCTTGCGCTCGGCTCGCCATGCGCGGCTGCTCAGGGTCTCGTCAGCCCAGGCCGGCGACGTGAAAAGCGTGCACAGCACATTGGCGAGCTGGTCGACGGCCAGAAAGAGCTGCACAGCGTTGTGCTTCAGGGTCTGCCAGTAGGTCACGGGATCCACCTTTCCTCGGGCTGGATGGCTGCGTCCAGGATCACCAGCGCGCGGCCGGGCGCATCCAGCAGGCCGGCAGCCTCCAGGCTCTGCACGCCCTGCCGAGTGCGCGTCAGGTCCAGGTCGACATAGGGCGAGTCGCTGATGTCCCGCTGGCTCGCGCGCAGCTCGGCGGCCAGTGCGCGAGCCTCGGGCGCCGCGGCCGGGTTGTCGATGCTGGCGAGGTCAATGCGGACCCGCTCGGCCTGAGTGAAGCGCGCTCGGAAGCTGCGCCTTGTGATGAAGCGCTCGACGCGATACGGCAGCGTGGCCCAAGCCCCGGCGACCCAGCGGCTGCGAGGCTGGCCGGGCGCCGTGGTGGTGCTGAGCGTGTCGGGCGCCTGCCGCGTGCTGTTTGCCGTGCCCACTGCCACCGTGCCGGCGTACCACCCGAGGGCGTCCCAGGCGTAGGCCGGCGGCTCGACAGCAGGCGCGGGCATCGGCTCCACGCGCCAGCCCCAGCCGCGCCAGCGAGCGCGAGGCAAGCCGGGCGTGTCGGCGGTGTTGTCGATGGGCGGCGGCTCGGCGGTGGTGCGCTCGCCCTGCCCGGTGCCGGTGTACCAGCCGTCGAGGTTGTACATGTAGCGCAGGCTCACAGCAGCTCCTTCACCTCGAATTCCGCCCGCCAGTGCCCTCGGTAGAGGCATGTGATCGGCTGCAGCGTGCGCAGGCGCGCGAGGAACGTCCGGGCTGGCTGAAACTCGCTGTCCGCGTCGTCCCAGGCGAAGAGGAGTTCGCCGGTCGTGCCGAGTTGCCGCTGAATCTCCAGGCCGCGCGTCATGGCGTCGGACTCGCTGCGGAACACCAGCTCCACGGCCGCAACGCGAGGCAGCGGCCGGGTGACCGTGTACTCGGCGCCGCTGTCGGCTTCGGTGATCGTCGCGCGGTCCAGGTAGCCGAGGGTGGCGCCGGAAAGCGCGCCGTACTGGGGGCGCCAGCGCTCGCCCAGGAAGATGCGGCCCAACTCGACGTAGCCGGCCGGGTTGGTGTCGTCGGACAGTTCCACGCACCACCAGGACGCGGTTGCCGCTGGGGCGATGCCGGCCATGGCTGCGACGCGCACGCCCGCACGAGTCTCCGCAGTCGATCCCGCCACAAAGTCGGCCGGCCACACATTGAGCCAGCCGCTGTCGAATGTGGCAGGGATCGCGGAAGGAATGGCAACGATCAAGTCGAGATCGCTCTGGCTCAACGCCGTAGCCCAGGCCGTGAGGCGCTGCACCTCGTAGCTGCATCCTGTCTGGCCGACGAAGCGAACGCGGTCGGCTGTCGCTGAAGATGCAGCCGGGGGCGCCGCGTTCAACGTCAGCCCGCCTCCAGTTTGCTGGCCTCTGACAAGGCCAGCGCCAAAGGCGGCCGACAGCTTGCGCGTACTGTTGAGCGTCACGTTTGACGTGCTGGCGAGCCGCCCAGTCACCGAGCCGGCCACCTTGTACTTGAGCTGATACGAGCGCGGATTCGCGCCGGCCTCGTTTTCAAGCCCGAGGCCCACCGAATCGCTGTAGCCGCTCGCCCCAAGCTCGAAAAGCTCAACGCCAACGCCGCTTGTGCTTGCAGGCTTGATGACGCGGCCGGCGTAGCAGTAGGACGCCGCCGACAGAGCAACGCGCATGGAGGCGGGCAGCAGCAGCTCGATGGTCTCGCTTTGGCGCGTTGCAACGGCGCCAGTGGTCAGGATGGGGTAACTCGGCCGCGCGCCGGCTGCGGCCAGATCCTCGATTTGACCGAAGTCCACTTCGATCACGTCGCCGCTTGTGTCGATCTGGATGCCAGGCTGAGAAGAGGCGGCGCCCTCAATCCAGAAGCGCTGCCAGCTTGACGTGAGGGCAACGACAGTCGTGGCGCCAAAGTTGTCGGCCGTGATGCGGACACTGCCCGAGCCCGTGACGCGGCGCAGAAACACGCTGAACAGCTGCGTCACGCCAGCGCCTGCGAGAGCCTGCGTAACTCGCGCGTTTGCGCCCGTGGCCGTCAGCCGGGTGGCGACATTGGCCGCGCCGTCGATGCCGGTAGCAGTTAGCGCCGTCGTGGCGTTGGTCTTTGTCCACGCGGACTGCGTCAAGTCGCGGCAGTGCAGCAGCCGGTTCGTAGCCGAGCCCTCCACGATGAGGCCGACGCGGCGGCTGGTACCGAACTCATAGCCCACGCGAGCGGTGTTGACTGCCGCCGTCTTCAGGAGGCCATCGGCGCCGAAGTAGGTGGCCGTCGAGCCACGCGCACACGTAAGGCCAGGGAACACCGCATCCTCATCGGCAAAGCGCAGATCCATGCCGGTCGGCGTGCTGAGCTGGTCGATGGGATCGCGCGGGTCCGCCGCGTAAGCGCTGACGCGGAAGCGGGCTGCGGTCGTCGCGTTGTGCCCGACCAGTGCAGCGACGCCGGCCGTGATCGGGCTGGCAAAGTTGGCATAGAACCGCCCGCGACGCGTCGAGGCCCGGGCCACCTGGCTGATCTGCCGCGTCAGCAGGTAGGCCAGCGGCAGGCCGGTCGTCCAGCCGATGCCCGACAGGCTGGCCGCGTCGAAGCGATTGGGGAATGCGAGAGACAGCGGCATCAGGGGCCCCAGAGAGTGAGGTCGGCGCGCAGGTCGCGCAGGTAGGTCGTGAGGCCCAGCACGCGCCGCGGCGAGCCGGTCACCGGGTCAAAGCCGTAGCGCCTCCACCGCAGCTCCACCACGGCCATCAGGTCCAGGGCCAGCAGCAGCGAGTCGGTGAGCTGCACGCCCTCTGCCTTGTGCGTCCGGCGTGGCGCAGCGGTCAGGCCGTGCAGGCGCAGGGCCTCGGCGTCGGCTGCGGCCTTGCTGGTCAGGGCCGTGTCGCGCTCGGTCGTCAGCAGGCGGGCGTGCGGATTGGGCGAAGGCGCTGCGCTGTACTCCGCGACGCGCCACTCTTGCGCAAGATCTGCGCGGTCGGCCTGCGTGACGCTGCCGGCGACCTGGCTGGCGCCCTGCGTGGCGTAGTAGCGGGCGTAGCGGATGCGGACCGTCTCCGTGGGCACGTCCTCGCCGCTCATCAACTGCGTGACGCGCTGAGCACTCCACGGTGCCACGGCCACAGCTTCGGCAGCGCCCGGCAGGCTGAGCTGGCGCATCCGCAGAACGCCCAGGCGGTCGAACCAGTAGACGGCGCCGCAGCTCCTGGCAACGAGGTCCATCACGTCGAGCGTCGTCCGGCTGTCGCTGATCCAGACGCCGCAGACGGCGCTGCTGGCGGTATCCAGGGCTGTGACGTCACTGGCGCTGATCTCGCCGGCAGTGAAGCCTCGGTCCAGGGCCAGACGCTCCAGCAGGCGGCCCGGCGTGCTGTTGCCGGCGGTGTCTGCGGTGGCGTCGACGGTCAGCCCGAGCGCCGGCGCGGTGCCCAGGCGGATCATCCCGCCGGCAAGCCACGCGCGGTACTGGCCGGCGCTCGGCGCGTTGGCCTGCATGTCGGCCTCGCTCGTGTACGTGGCCCCGGCGCTGTAGGGTGCGCCGCCGTCATAGACGCCGTCGACGGACTGCAGCGCCCGGGTGCTGATCTGGTAGATCAGGCGGCTGGTGTTGACCTGCGGCGGTGCGATCTTCAGGGCCTTGCCGTACAGGGCCGGCTTGATCTTGCCTCTCAGGTCGTCCACGCCGTCGACGCCCGCCGGCAGCGCGTTGGTGCCGCCGTAGGTCTCGGTCAGATGCGCCGAGGCCAGCCGGTAGGACGGGTCCTTGACGCTGACGGTCACCTCGGTTTCGCTCAGCTCGACCTGCGCGATGGTGGCCACCAGCAGCACCTCGGCCGTGCTGTACGCCGCGCCCTCGCGAACGCGCAGCACGCGGGCCTGGCGCTCGCGGAAGCTCACCGTGCCGCCGCCGAAGATTGCGTCCAGCGCGCCGTCGATGTTGGCCAAGCGGATCAGGCCGTAGCCCACTTCCGCCCGCGGGTTGTTGCGCTCGGTCGGCACGGTGCGCGTGATGCTGCCCGGGTCGTTCACGCGCTCGTCAAACCACGCGTTGGCCGGCGTGTCCGTCGGCTGCGTGCAGTAACGGCCGGTGCTGTACCGGTACACCACGGCCGTCGTGGCGTCGGTGTAGCCGGTCAGCTCGACAAGCAGCACCCACGCGCTCATGCGTCAAACCCCACGAGGCGCTGGGCAGCCAGGGCGTCGGCGGCCGAGCGTTGCGAGACTGCGGCCGTCGTGCCGCGCGCCTCGCTGGCCACCGCAGACAGCCCGCGAGCCGTGACGACAATGCCGCCTTCGGTCGCGTCGGCCACGCGGCTGATGCCCTTGCCCAGGCCCTCCTGCAGCTCGCGCACCGCGGCGACGATCTGCTGCAGCAGCGTCGAGCCTTCCGAGCCCGAGCCGAACGCGCTGCGCGTCGTCTCGATGGCCCGCTGCGTGTCGGCCTGCAGACGCTCCAGGGCGGCGGTGTCCCCGCCCCGGGCCAGGTTCAGCGAGGCATTGAAGGCGGCCAGAGCGTTGCGCTGCTGCTCTTCAGGCGACAGGCCCAGGATGTCGCTGGTGTTGAGGCTGTCGAGGTAGTCGCTCAGCGAGCCGGTGAGGCGCTTGATGGCCTCGGTGTTCTCTCGCTGAGCGCGCAACAGCGGGTCTTCCGGCGCGCTGGCTGCGTTGGCGGCCATGCGGTCCTGTTCGGCCTGGCGCGCTGCATCGTTGCGTGTGTCCGGGATGGCGACGCGCGTGCGGGCCACTTGGTCCAGAAACATGCTCGGGAAAAACGGATTCCCCGTCAGCAGCGAATTGACCCGGTCCTGCGTCGCTTGGTCGTACCGCGCCACGATGCCGGGAATGTCGGCCTCGGTCAGCAGGCTGCGCTGCTGATTGAAGTCGTTCAGGTCGAACTCGAAGAAGGCGCCGCTGGCGTCCGTCGAGAGCCGCCGCGTGTTGCCGCGCAGGCTCTGCAGGTCAGGCGTGTTGAAGAAGCCCTGCAGCGATGAACTGAAGGTCTGCGCGGCGCGCTGTGCGCCCTCCAGCGCGAAGATCTGCTCCAGCAGCCCGCGGTTGTAGTCGTCCTGCACGGCCAGCAGGTCGCGGCGCTGAATCTCGGCGGTGTTGCCCTGCAGCTCCAGCAGCCGGCGCTCGAACTGTTCGCGCTGGCTCAGCGTCTGCGATGCCGTCTGCCCGTTCTCTGCGAGGTCGAACAGGGCCGACGCCGCATTGAGCACGGCGATCTGCGCCTCGGCGCTGGCGTTGCCGGTCGCAACAAACGCCGTGACGAACTGCTGGATCTGCGCCGCACTGGCGCCCAGCAGTTGCTCGGTGCTGACCTGCACGCCAGCGTCCGCGAGGTCGAGGCGGATGCGGTCGGTGCGCAGGCGCAGCACCTGGTCGGCCGGCAGGAAGCGCTCAGCCGCGCCGATCAGCGCGTCGCTCAGTTGGTCCTGCAGCGCCTCGGCCCGGGTCGCCAGCTGGTCGAATGAGCCGGCCACACCCAGCAGCGCGGCGAGTGCGGGCTGCCCGGCGTCACCGAGGGCAATCTGCGCCTGCACCAAGTCCGCGAACTCCTCGCGCGTGACGGGGAGCTGCAGCCCGAATTTGCCGAGCGCGTCGCTGATGCGCGTGGTCTCGGCTGCGGCTCGGTCGGCTTCGCTGACGAACGCCGAGTAGAAGGTGCTGATGTTGCCGCCCAGCGACTCGAAGCCGCCGGACAGCTCAGCCAGGCGGTTCAGGCTTTCGCTGCTCGCGCCGGCCAGGAGGCTCAGCGAGCCGGCCAGCGGTTCGAGGTTGTCGCGCAGTGCGCCGATCGCGGTGATCGTGGCCTGGATCTGCTGGCTGACCTGCGCGAGGTCGTCGAGCGTGGCGTCGGCGCCGAGGGCTTCGATCTGCTTGCGGGCAAAGCCGGGAAGGTCAATGTCGGCCAGGGCCTGGCGGGTGATCGCCGCGACGTCGGTGGCGAACGCCTCGAAGCCGGCGCGCGGGTCGCTGGCGAATGACCGGGCGCCGTCGGGCTGATCGCCGGCGATGTCGGCCACGGTGCGGCCGGCGCGGCTCAGGGTGAAGTCACCGAAGCTGGCATCGCGCCCATCGGCGGTGAACTTCGCAAGGGCGCTGAACTGCGCGGCCGAGCCGGTCGCGGCGGCCAGCGTGTTGAGGATGCCGATGGACTGACCGGCCAGCAGCTTCAGGGCCTGGTCGGTCTCTTGGTTGAGGTTACGCAAGATCCCGCTCGGGTCCGCGCCGCCCGTGCGTGCACCGCTGGCGTCTGCGGTGACGACAGAGCCGACCGAGGGCGTGCCGGCGCCACCGCGCAGCAGCTTGTCGGCCGCCTGCCCGATCACCTTGCCGATGGCCGCGCCAGCCGGGCCGCCGAGGTACTGTCCGGCCGCGGTGCCGATGGCCTCGCCCCAGTTGCCCGACTTGGCCGACATGAACGCGTCGGCGTAGCTCAGCGCTGACGTCAGCGTGCGGCCGGTCTCGGACGACAGGAAAGAGCCGATGGCGTTGGGCTGACCCGGCGCACCTGTGCCGCCCGGTGCCCCGGGAACGCCGAGCGCGCCCGTGATCTGCCGCGCCAGGGGGTCGATGGCCGCCTGAATGATCGGCCGCAGCACGAGGCTCTTAAACGCCCGCTCCAGCGCATCGCGGCCACTCACGCCGCCCTCGATGATGGCGTCGGTCAGGGACTGGCTGATCTGGTCGGACGTGCGCTGCCAGGCGTCGGCGGCTTCCTTGGCGGCGCGGTCGTTGGCGGCCTGCACCTCCTGATCCGCGCTGGCCGTGGCGATGCGGCGTCGGATCGCAGCCAGGCGCAGCAGCTCCTCGGCCTCGGCGCGGTAAATCGCCGCGGCGTCGCTGTTGCCGTCCGGGCCGCCGCTTTCAATGGCCGCCTTGCGCTGCAGCTCGGCCGCGGCGTCTTCCAGGCGGGCGGTGCGGAGTTCTTCCAGGGCCTGCGCGCCGGCCACCAGACCGATGAGCTGATCCGCGGCAGAGTCAGCCGAAGCCCGAGCCGCGCCCAGGCTCTTGGTCAGGCTGTCCAGGTATCGGTCATTGGCGCGCGCAGCCTCCTCGGCGGCCTTCGCCTGAGACTTGAGGGCGTCGGCCTGCTCTTTGGCCGCCTCGCGTGCTGCCGGCGTCTGGCTCACCAGCTCATTGATGAGCGCGATGTACTGCTGTTCGCTAATCCGGCCGGCGTTGCGCGCGGCGGCCAGGGTCTGCACGTCCTTGGTGTAGGTCGCGGTCAGGCCCGAGAGGCGGTCGATGAGGCGGGTCTGCTCTTCGAGTTCGCGGTTGCCGTTGGAGCCGGTCGACTGATTGCGGGCAGCCCTGGATCGGATGGCCGCGATGCGGTCCTCGATTTCCTGCTGCTTGAGGCCAGCAGCCGCGCCGAGTTCGCGCGCCTTGGCAATCTCGATCTGCAGTTTCTGCTCGGACGTGAGGAACTGCAGCCCCTGCTTGCGGAAATCGCCCAGCGCCTGCACCTGGCGGCCTTGCTCGGCCAGCAGTTGAGCGTTCAGGGCCTCGAAGCCTGCAGCCTGCTCAAGAATACGGATCTGCTCGCGCAGGTCGTCGTTCTCGCTGCGGATGTTGCGATTGCGAGCCTCGCCGCGGCCGAGTTGCTGGTTGAGCGTGAGGCGAGCCGTCAACCGCTCGATCTGCTCGTTTGTGCCCTCGGTGCGGCCAATGTTGAGGATCGCGTCGCCCGCCTCCTTGGTGGCGTCCTTGATGCCGCGCCATGCGCGCTCGACCAGCCCCAAGTTTGGCAGCAGCTTCGAGGTCTGATCCTCGGCCGTTCGCGCGTATTCCTCTTGCACCAGGCGCGCGGCCTCGACTGATCGCCCCTGCTGCTCTAGCGCGATGATCTGCTCAAGCAGCGCTGTCGTGAGGAAGTTCGTCCCCTTCGTCAGCTTCAGCGAGGCCTCCAGCGGCTTCTCGCCCAGCTCGGCGAACGCCTTGGCCGTCTCCTCTGCCGCCGGGCCTCCTGCGCGCTCCAGGGCGATGGCTGCGGCTGCAAAGCGCTGCAGGTTGACTGCGCCCAGCTCGCCGGCCCGCGCAAACTCGCGCAGCACCTCAGTCGCGCGGGCGCGCGTGCCGCCCACGCGGTCGAGTTGCTCAGCCAGTAGGCCGATCTGCCCGCCAGTGACGCCAGCAGCCTGGCCGGTGAGGATCAGGACTTTCTCGGTTTCGCTGATCTCGCGGCGGCCCAGCAGGAAGCCGGCGCCCAGCGTGAGCACCGCAGCGCCCAGGACGTTGACGGGGGTGATGAGGCCAGCCAGGAAGCCGCCCGTGGCCTTCAGCGCCTCGCCCACGCCGCCGAAGGTGCCGGCGATCTGCGTACCCTGCTGCAGCAGCACCGTCAGCGGCTGCTGGCCGGCCTGGAGCGATACGGCGATGTCCTGGAACTGCAGCGGGAGCTGAGCCAGCGCCTGGCGGGTCTGGCCGGCTGACTGGCCGACGCGCTGCACTGCTGCCGCGCCTTGGTTCAGCGCCGCATTGGCCGCGTTCTGCCGCGCCTCCACCTCGCGCAGTTGCGCGAGGTATGGCTGCAGCGCGTCGACGCTCACGCCACGCTGGCGGGCCAGCGACTCGAAGTACTGGCTTTGCGACTGGCCCGCGGACTCGATTCGGGCCGTGGCGCGCTGGATGGACTGTTGCAGGTTGGAAAGCTCGCGCTCGGCCTGCTTTGCGCCCTTGGCCGCGCCCTCTCCGATCTTCTCCAGGCCCTCGCCAGCAGCCCGGCCCTGTTTCGCCGCATCGGTCGCAAGGTCGCGGACGGCCGTCTTCGCCTGCTCGGTGCCCGTGCGGACACCCGTGGCGTCGAATTCGCCCTTCAATACGACTTTGCGGCCTTCGGTCATTTCTCGTTGTCCTGCATTTGGTCGAGGGCCGCGCGCTCAAGCACGCGCACGTCGTCGAAGAGGTCTTCCCAGTCGTCGTCAGCGAGGCGCATGCGCTCCATGCGCGCGAACAGCGCCACGTAGTCCAGCGCTACCGGAGTGCCGGACATGCCAGCGCGTCGCCACTGGCCGGCCATCTCCAGGTACAGACCCCAGGCGGTCCAGTGCTCGGGCCAGAGTTCGACGTTGTCGAGCCCGTAATCCTCGGCCGTGAAGAGCGCGCCGGGCTTGGCCCGGAAGTGCAGCGCCTTCGCGGCCGTGGTCAGTTTCCCAGGCGGCCTTCCTCGATGGCTTCGCGGTACGAGCGCATCAGGGCCAGACAGGCGCCGGGCATCTCGTCACAGAGCTGCTCCAGGCTGGCGCGCGTCATCGGGACGTCGAGATCCCAGCCGGCCAGGATCTGCTCCAGGTAGGCGGCGTTCGTCTCGACGCTGCGCTCGTAGATCTCTTTGATGTCTGCTGGCACGGGGCCAGACTGTTGCGCGGCGTCCAGCAGGAAGGCGCCGAACTCCTTGCGCGTGCGGTACTTGTAGCGCGCCTCGATGCGCCCTTGCGTGACGTGTCCGGCCTCGTCGGCCATCTCGAACGTCACCACGCGGGCGATGTGCGCCGGGCGCTTGCCCAGGGTGATGCGGGTCTTGTCGGTCATGGGGTTCCTTTGCGCGGAGGGAATGCCCGTGCCCGACGCCGCCTCTCCGCGCAAGGAGAGAACGACGCCGGGTCGGTGCAGGGTTGGCCGTCAGGCCGGATCAGGAGGCGTAGCGGACGAGGCGGTTGTTGCTGTTCACCGCCAGCGTCACGGCGTTGATCTGGCCGTCGTTGAGGGCGACAGCCTCGTTCAGTGCCACCGTGCAGGGCACCAGCAGCAGCGAACCGTTGCGCAGGTTCATCCGCATGATGGTGTTGGACTGCACGTCGGTCAGATTGCGCGCGGCGGTGTAGCCGGCGGTGCCGATGCTGTCGGCGTCCAGCGTCAGGGTGAACTGCGAAGCGCTGAAGCCGTCGTTGATCGAGTACTCGACGTCGGACTCGATGTACTTGTAGTTGACGGTCCGCGGCTCGCCACCAGACGACGAGACCGCCGTCACCTGAGTGATCTGGGTAAACGTGCTCACGCGACGCACCGAGCCCGCGCCGCTGCCGGGCGGGAAGAACGTCGTGTTCGTGGTGTCGCAGCCCTCCAGCGTGATCGAGGTGTTCGCCACCAGCGACTTGATGCGGAATGCGCGCAGGTTCAGCCGGCCCCAGCCGCTGGTCACTTCGACGATGTCGCCGTTTGCCAAGCCGGTCGTGGATGCCATGCTCAGCACGCATTCGACGGCGTTGCTGGCGGCGCTGACGGTGAGGTTGGAACCAAAGGCGGACGCGATGAAGAAGGTCGCCCCGGTCGGTACTGATGCCATGATGTTGGCCCTTTCGTTGATGCACTACGCCCGAGACGGGCAAGAAAAAAGCCGCCCGGAGGCGGCTTCTGCTGTCGTCCTTTCGGACTACCTGGTTGCGAGAATCGAGAAGTCCTGCAGAAATCCGTACAGGCGCAGCTCGGGCTCGTGGTCTGCAATCGGCTCGCCTTGCGGCTCAGCCGTAAATGCGGTCGAGGCACACAGGGCCTCTTCGATAGCGCGAATCAGCGTCAGGCCCTCGGCGCTTGTGCCGGCCCATACGTTGATCTGCACCAGAGTCCAGCGCTTGTCAGCCGCCGTGTTGTCCATGTACCTCAGCGACTGGCCGCCGATGTGCTGGTAGGTGACGAAGGGCCGGGCCGTGCTCAGGTCGGCCGTCATCGGCTGCACGCGCGGGCACAGCGTCTTCAGCAGCGCGACGAGGTCGGTTTCCATGCTCATGACGTGACGCCCGCCTTCTGCAGTTCCTCGAAGAACCGCTCTCGCATGGCTTGTTCGGCGCGGGGGAAGGCGGCCACTGCGGGGCGCACATACGGGCGCGCGGCCACGATCTGCGGCGACGGATCGGGCTGGCTCTTGATCGTCACGAAGCGTCCGGTCTTGTCGTTGAAATAGACCCGGTACCGCGCGACGTGGCCGTATTCGACAAGGTACGCGTGCGGCGCTTTGGCGGGGTTCCAGCTGATGTCATAGCTCGGGCGACCCGGCCGGCTGTCCTTGCTGAACGCCTGATAGATGCTCGACGCCAGCCGGCCGGACTTGCGGCCGATCTTGCTGACGTTGAGCTTCACCTGGTCGTAGATCACCTGCGCCCCAGCCTGCGCAGCCGGACGCGCAGCAGCCTCGATTACCTCGGCCGTGGCGTCCATCTCGGCGCCGATGTCTTGCAGGTCGACGGAAATGCTCAGCGCCACATCAGCCCCCGATCCCGCTGGCGCACATCAGCTCAAGCGCCTCGCGCTCGCCGAAGGGCTCGACAGGCGGCGCCACCAGTGCATGAGCCAGCCCGCGCCACATCACGCGCATGTCGGCCGTGATGCCGGGGCGGTGGCGGATGCGAAAGCGCACCATCACCGAAGCCGCCTCGATGGCCTGTCCCGCCACGAACTCGCGGCCGCGCGTCGGAATCGCCTCGGCCCACACCGTCGCCACGTCCTGCCACGTCGTCAGGCTCTGCCCGTGCGCGTCCTCTCCAGGCGTGCGGCGCTGGATCGTGATGCGCTGAGTCATGCGGCCGGCGTTCAGGGGCATGTCAGGCGCTCCAGACCTTGTGCGGATCCAGCAGGCGCGCAGTGAACCGATCCGGGATCTGCGAGACCGACATGCCCGCGCTCACCTCCTCGCGGAACTTGTAGAGGGTCGCGGCGCGCAGCAGGATCCACTGCCGCACCGTCGCCGGCACCGCGGCGCGCTGATCGGCCTCGCTGGCGCTGCTGGGTGCGTAGCCGGCCACGAATCGGGCGCGCACCGTGTTAGCTGCGTCGATGGTCGCCGGCCAGGTGTAGCCCGCAGCAGGCAGCAGC